GAATGATGTCCACATTTAAAAAGCGCAGTCCAGCAGAGCGTAAAAAATTAATTCTCACAATCGCGGGTGCGTCTTTCGGTCTCAGTCTATTCAACCGAATTATGGATGATGATGAGGACGAGCCTATTCCAGATTACGATACAATTTCATCCTATCGCAGGGACACCATGGCAATCATTGGAGATCCAAGAGATAAGAATACCGGATATGTCGGAATACCTCTCCCTCTTGGTTATAACATGTTCTGGGCTTTAGGACAGACAGCTGGGGACTTCGTTGCAAAAACAGTTATGGGACGTGGTGGAGCGGGAGCAGTTGATTTCTTAACTAGAAATTTAAACGCTACTTTAAATGCCTTTAATCCAATTGGTGGTTCAACATTAGCAACCGCAATGATCCCAACCGTGGGAAAACCGGTAGCCGAATTATGGGCAAATCAAAACTTTATGGATATGCCTATCCGCAATGAAGACCGTCCATATGAAGCACCTAAGCCTGCACATATGATGGATCCGAAAAGAACTCAGGAGCATTGGACGGCACTTTCAGAAGGACTTAATAATCTACTTGGCGGTAGTGATGAAGTAAAAGGTTCAGTCGGTGGATTATTTGGAGGCAGCCCATTAAATAGTTTAGAAGGCACCGACATGAAATTTGATATTTCAGGTAGTCAAATGGAGCACTTACTTCTCGGGTATGCTGGTGGTCCGGGGCAGATTGCGAATGCGATGTTTGGCGGTCTATTATTCCCCGCAATGTCTGCTGAAAAGGATTACGGTAAATTTGATCCGAATAAGATGCCTATCGCAAATCGCTTCTACCGATCCACGACCCACGGCTCGCGAGTTAAGAACTTATACTACCAAGTTCGGGAAGCGAACAAGATCGCAGATCGTGCGATTAAAGCAGCTAAGATCGCCGGTCCAAAAGAATTTAATGAAGCTCAGAAAAACTTAAAAGGATTGTTAGCCCTATCGAGCAATATAAAATATGCCGATGCCTTTAAGAAAAAGGTAGCAGCTCAAAAGTCGAAGGTCGAAGTCTCAAAAAGCTTAACCCAGGATCAAAAATTGCAACGCATTGCACAACTCGAACAGCGTGAACATGATGCATATGTTACGGTCATCAAGAAAGCACAGTCGCTTGGAATTTCATGAAACAAACAAATTTACGGCTTACAAAAAAACAGGAGGAGAAACTTGTAAAATACGCACTAGAGCGTGTTGAGCAGTTAAAAGAGGATAATAGGGAACGCATTGAGAACGATAAGATTTCGTGGAAAATGTATCACAACGATCGTACAGATCGGGTAGGGTACGACGGAATATTTAGTCACTCTAATTTGTCGGTTCCTATGACCAGCTTAGTGGTGGATCACTTCATGGCTCGCGCTGAAGATGAGATCACAGGTACTTCTCCATACTTTAAATTCGAAGCTCAGGGAGCAGGCGATATCGATATGGCGGAGACCTACGATAAATACTTTAATTGGAAAATTGAGGATCAGGCAAATACCAGAGAGAGACTCGAAGAATCTTACCTCCATTTATTTATCCAACGGGCTTTAGTCCTGAAAGCGGTATACGAAGAAGATGTTTCCACTTGGTACGATTACGAAAGAAATGGACTCTTTAATTTACAGACTCAGGAATTTGAACAGATCCCAGGACAAGGACCAATAATCGAAGGCGAAGACCAGTTCATTCCAGAAATGAACCCAATGACCGGAGACTCAGAACTTCGACTTGCATCTGATCCCAGTTTCGTAATGACTCCGGGTGTACACGAATTCCAACCACTTCCGGAAGGAGTCCCCACTCAAATGGTAAAGTACAAAGGTCCAAGGTCGGAGGTCGTCGACTCAGATCGTTTCTTATGTCCTAGCCATGCAGAATCTGTACAGGATGCAGATATCATTGTGGAAATGTATGACAAAGATTTGAATTGGGCTAAGGAAATGTTCCTTGAGCGTGAATGGTTAAGCTTTGGAGATTTTTATAATTTATTAAATAAAGACGCTAATCCAAGAAGTCCGATTGAAAAGAATGAGGAAAGAACGGAGAACTTAGATTTCGATTCAGAAGAAAATCCAAGCATGCAAGTACTTGAATGTTGGATGAAAAGAGATGTACTTGGAACCGGAAGCCCTCAGGAATTTTGCATATTCATAGATCCAGAAACAGAAAAACCGATCTTCTATGAATTCGTGGCAAAACTGACTCCCGATAATCATGTCCCCTATACCGTGGTATCGATTGGAAAAGAGCGTAATAAATGGTGTGGTCAAAGTCTCCCCGAGCGAATCAGATCTTTTCAGGAATATGTAGATAAACAATTTAATTCTCAAAGCTATAGGAATGAACTTGCTGCGAACCCGATCATAGGTGTCAACCCGCAGGCCGTAGAAGATGAGCCGGAGGATGTAGAATTGCACGCTGGTAAGATATTTGAATTGAAGGATCAATATACCATTGATGACTTTATAAACTTTGCCGCTGTCCCCAATGTCGATGTCCGAACCCAGGATCTAATTGATTTTGTATTTGGAATTGTCCAGCTATGGCTTGGGGTTTCCAACATGGCACAGGGAGATTTTCAGGCTTTGGCTCCGGCTAATACAGCAACAGGCGTAGAAGCAACCCTTCGCGAAGCTTCGAAGATTGGTCGTCGATGGATGCGTAGAATTGTCCGTGGATTTGAGGATCACTTGACTAAGCTTGTACAAGTTTCCATGGCCACCATTGATGAAGAAGAAGTCTTTGAATACATGGAAGGCGATGTCCGTGCATTTGGTGTTATGTCTCCTGATGCGATTAAGGACATTGGAATCAATGTTCGAGTCATACTGTCTCAGGACCAAGGTCAAAGGGCGATAGAGAAAGCGAATTTAGCATTGCAGACCCAGGATCGATACTTCCAATCACCTCCGGAGATGCGTCCATTCATTCGTCCTATGCTCAAGCGTATTCTTGATGCCATGGGATTTGAAAAGACTGATGAATTGCTACCACCTGAAGCACCGGCCGATCCAAAGAGTGAAGCTGAGATTGCTAAGATGTTGGGTGACAACGCTGCATCACAGGGTGAAAGTCCCGAGCCAACCGATGGCGTTCAAGCGGCTACTGCTGGTATGGGTAATAGTAACCCACAAGGCATGAACCAATACCAAGGATGACCCGCAAATACCGAAACGGTAAAGCTTCAGGCGAGCCGAAGAGAGATTTAAAATACTCTCCCGAATATCTTGCATATCGCCAGAGTCGTGGAGGTGAGTCTGTTAAGGTATCCCAATGCGACTTAGATTTAGATGGTACGGCGGATTCAATCGTAAGTGCTTGGCGCCACCCGGCAGTTGGTAAATCTGAACATTGCGGAGATCCCTATTTATTCTGGCCGGTTACTGGGATTAGCACACTTTTAAATCCGCACAGCCCCCCGACGGGTATTCAAACTCACGCATCTCCCCAAGGCGATCAAGCACCCACAGGAATAGGTTTGGAAATAGACATGGACGAGGACGGATTTTACGCGGGTCCAAATAATTTACCGCCTTATGATTTTGATGACAATGATGACACTGTTGGCGCTATAACCCTTTTAAACTCTGTCGATCAAGGCCCCACAGGAATTTCTACAATAGCTCCTCTACAGAATGCAAATTCTGGCCCCACAGGAATTTCCTTACAAATCGATATGGATGAGGATGGCGTTTATGCGGGTCCGAACAACTTACCGCCTTATGATTTTGACGATAATGATGACACTGTTGGCGCTATAACACTTTTAAACTCTGCCGATCAAGGCCCCACAGGAATTTCTACAATAGCTCCTCTACAGAATGCAAATTCTGGCCCCACAGGAATTTCCTTACAAATCGATATGGATGAGGACGGAGTTTATGCCCCTGATGATGTTGACGATAATGATGGCTCGGTAGGTATGCCGCCAACCTCCGTAAATTCTGGCCCCACAGGAATTTCCTTGCAGATCGATATGGATGAGGACGGAGTTTATGCCCCTGCCGATTTTGACG